GTCTACAAGCTGGTTCAAGCTTAAGAGCGCCAATATTCTACGATTCAAATAATACAGGTTATTATATGGATCCTGCTAGCACTAGTAATTTAAATGCAGCAACATTTGCTGGGGATATAACTGTTAATGGAAATCAAGTTTTCACTCTTGGTGGTAATGCAGATGTAAAATTTGCCGTGTGGGATTCAACAACATATGGTATAGGAATGACCTCTGGAGTTACATTGGGTAATTTAAATGATTATGCAATGACTTTTTGTATGAACAATGATGATGATAGAGGTTTCTGGTGGGGTTACAATGGTCAAAGCAAAGGGGCTGGAGCGATGTCTTTAACAACAAATGGTAGGTTATATGTTACTACTCATGTTATTGCTCCGATATATTACGATACAAACACAGTTTATTACGGGGATTTTGCTGGTACATCTAATTTCAATACATTAACGTTAGCGGGTAGTTTAACTGTTCAGAGCGGATCAGGAACAATAAATGGAAAAGCCACTCAGTTATTTGAGCATGGGTATGGTTCTGATTCTGGTACGTTTTATCAAACTTCTGGATCTTTTGCCGGATATTCAGGGTGGGCAAATTACTGGATTGGTAATCATGGTAATGGCGCTACTTATTATAACACTGTAGATATTAGGCCGTTTTGGGGGCCTCCAAAATACTCTAGACTAGAAGGCGGTACATTTAGAGGGCCTTATAATTATGTAACAAATGAAACCGATCAAACAATAGGGGTTTACTTACAAAGCACAACAAGCTTGCGCGCTCCTATATTTTATGATTACAATAATACTGCGTTTTATTTAGATCCAAGCACTACAGGAACATCAGTAAATGTAGCGGGTGATGTTGTAGCTTATGCTAGTTCTGATATTAGATTTAAAAACAATATTACACCAATAACAAATGCTTTAGATAAGTTAAGTAAGATAGGTGGTTACACTTTTGAGTGGAATGAAATATCTCACAAAGAAACAGGTAAAAAAGATATAGGTGTAGTAGCGCAAGAGGTAGAAGAAATATTGCCAGAGATTGTGCAAACTAGATCTAATGGATACAAGGCTGTAGATTATCAAAAACTAACCGCACTGCTTATTGAGTCTGTAAAAGAACAACAAGTTATAATAAACGATTTAAAAACTAGAATAGAAACATTAGAAAATAATTAATATCTTTGCAACTATGAATGTAACATACTCTTATAAAATAACACAAATGTTAATGGCTCCGTCATTAGATGGTTTAACAGATGTAGTCACGGTAGTTAAATTTGACTATATTGGAACTGATTCTGATTCAGGGTATGATGGAACCTTTAATGGATCAATTCCTGTAGGAACACCTGATCCTAATAACTTTGTTCCATTACAAGATTTAACAGAAGATGAGGTTATACAGTGGGTTGTTGCAACATATCCTAGTTGGGATCATCCACAAGAAGTTGTTTCAAATCAAATAAACAATCAGATAACTCCTGAGAATGAAAACGCTCCTATGCCTTGGGCTCCAGAGCCGCCAGAACCACTTCCGCCAAGCGACGAGTAATTATAAAAGGTAATCTATAATTGATTATCTTTGTGTAAATTCTACTCTTTATGGCAATTAGATTATTAAGCAATCAAACTATAGATAGCACATTAACCACAACTGGCGCTATAACATCAGGTGGTAATTTAAGAACTTCATCAGGTGTGCTATATGTGGGTAATGGTGCTACTACCACTGCTCGTATAATGGGTTATGGTGATACGGAAATGATTACTGGAGTTTCTGGAGCTACTTATTTACGAGTATCAGGAACTGCAAATTTAGCTGGTACTTTACAAGCTGGTCAATATATTTTAGCAACTGGTTTAGCATACGGAGCTGTTAATTCATATACACAAATAATTAATGGCTCAACTGGCGCTATAACAGGAACAAGCGCTAGTTTTTCAGCAAGCATAACGGCAAGTGGTAATTCTAATAGTTTTGGAAATACAACAATAGCTGCATTATCAGCAACATCAGGCACTTTTTCTGCAAGCGTAACAGCAGCAGGAAATTCTAATAGCTTTGGAGGAACTACATTTTCAAATGTACTAACAATAAACCCAGGATCCTCAACCGTAGCTACAGAAACATTTAGAAGAGATACTAATGGTGATGGGCAAATAATAGGTGATATTAATTTCAATACTACAGCAGCAGAAGGTACTGATGATAGAATAGGTTTAATTAGGAGTAGAACTTCAGGTGGCGCAGCTACTAGTCGTGGAGGTGAGTTGTTGTTTTATACAAGAAAAAGTGGAAGTGCTGATTTTAACTTAACTACTTACGATAAAGATGGTAATTGGACTTTTCCAGGCAGTGTAACATTTACCTCAAATATATATGCTGACAGATATTATGCAGACACAACAACTAAACAAACAGACGCTTTATTTATTGGTAGGCAAAATGGAAATATTGTAGAGTTTGGCCATAATAATCAAAGTGCACAATACTATGGAGTTTTAGGTGTGCAGGGAAGCAGCGGTTATCCTTTTGTAGGTTTTTCTTGTGATGTTGATTATGGGGCTAATACTTTTACGACTAGAGGAGCTAAAGGTAATGTAATTCAAGGATCGGCAGGAAATTTATCTTTTCAAACTGTAGATAATACTAATGCAACAGGTCAAACACCTAACACAAGAATGTTTATTAAAAACGATGGCAACGTCGGGATCGGAACAACTTCGCCTACTAGTGTTTTACATATAAAAGATAATTCAGCTTCGCCTACACAATTAAGCATACAATCAAATGATTTTTCTAGGGCTGAAGAAATTAATTTTTTAAACCCTAGTACTTCAGCTATTTCAGGTCAAATAAAATATTACACAAATCCTACGGTTGAATATATGTCTTTTTCAACTTCTAACAATAGTGCTGCTGCACAAAGAATGCTTATAGATGGCGGAGGAAGTATTATAATTGGTGCTGGTGGCACAAGTGGAACACCTTCAGCAGATTATCGATCTTTAGAAATAGGAAGACAAGGAAATACCATTACAGGCGCACCTTGGAAATCAAATTTATATTTTAGTACAAATGCTACTATAACAGCTGGTAGTACAACATTTACCGCTAGATATCTTAACGAACTTCCAATGTTGTATGCAATGGAGGATGGCATATTTACATGGAGTAGTGCTAGTTTGCCCTCTAGTGTTGGGGATACTGTTACTTTTTCAGAAAAGATGCGTATTACAGCTGGTGGGGACGTAGGAATCGGAACGACTTCGCCTGGTACTAAATTAGATATAGGTGGTATGGCTGATCCAACAGTAAGAATAAAATCAGATGCTGGTGGAGATCCTGAGTTAAGATTTGATGCAGCGCAAGCTAATAGAAGTGCAAGAATTAAATTTTATGATAATGGTTCCTCAGTAGGTGGTTTTATTGATTATCTACATAATGGGGATAAAATGAATTTTGGTGCTGGTTCATCAACTGGTGTAACAATGACAGTTGCAGATGGAGACGTAGGAATAGGAACGGATTCGCCTCTTACAACTCTTCACGTTAATAAATCTAGCGATGCTCAGGTTTTAGTTCAAGGAACAAATAAAATGGCATTACATCAAGATGCAGCTTGGAATTCAAATATTCTTTTGGGGTGCTATTATGATGGAAGTAATATTGTATATGGAAGTACAAATAGAGGAGCTTTTAAAATTGTAGGTTTACACGATAGCACTACTCAACCTCAAACATTAAGTATATATGGGGCTAACGGCGCCTCGCCAGCTGGATCAACTGTTACATTCAATTCAGTAGGTTTTTCTCAAGATGAAGACGGCAACGTAGGAATCGGAACGACTTCGCCTAATTACAATTTAGAAATAGGCGGTACAGCTAATCCAAAAATAGCAATAGTATCTAATATTAATAGTGCAACCTCTTCGTTGCTCTTTGGTGATTCAGATGCTAAAGATAGAGGGCAAGTTGCCTACACACACTTTGGTGATTTCATGGAACTAAAAGCAGGTGGCGCTACAAGAGTATATATAGAATCGGGTATTAATACAGCTTATACATCTGATGGGTTGTTTAATAGTAATGCTACACCTAGTTATTGGAATCATGGAAATGGTCAGTTTAAATTAGGCTACATGGACAATGGTAGTGGATTGTATTCAGGAGCTTACTGTTTCAATGTAAAGTCAACAGATGGTATTCCAGTAACAGGAAGAGAGATTGGGGCTATATATGTTAGAGACACTAGCAACAATAGAATGCCTTTAATAATTAGTAACCAAGGTAGAATTAATCTTAATCAAACAAACACTAGCGCTAGTTATGGAAGTAGTACTGGTTGGATTAGTATACAAAACGGAACTGGAGCTTACAACATCTTTAATTATTATACAGGCACAGATGGTGGTTCTGGATGCGCAAGATACAGAGTAGACAATACTTCGCCTTCGTTTTTTGATTTTTATTACAGTACAACACAAGTTGGTTATATAACAACAAACGGTACAGATATATTTTATGCTAATACATCTGATTACAGACTGAAAGAAGATTTAAAATCTTTTGATGGTATGAGTTTGTTAGAGCAAATACAAGTATATGATTTTAAATGGAAGGAAAGTGATAATAGAATGTATGGTGTTGTTGCACACGAGCTTCAAGAAGTAATTCCACAAGCTGTTGTAGGTAATAAAGATGAAGAAAAATTACAAGCTGTAGATTATAGTAAGTTAGTTCCTGTATTGATAAAATCAATTCAAGAATTAGAAGCTAGAGTTAAAGAATTAGAAAACAATTAATATGAGTTTAGATATAAGTAATACACAGTATATAGACGGTTTAGATTTGTGGGAAGCTTCCATAAACCCGTTGCCTGTTTTAGATTATGAAAATTTGAGTTACGAAGAAAAAGATACAGGTAGATTTTACTGTACTGATGAGAATGCTATAAAAGAAATAAGCGCATGTTTTAATAAAAAAGTAATAGATCAAAAAATATCTCAACCTTATGTGCTTTATATTGAAATACAAAAAAACTTACCTAACTTTGAATTAATACCTCATTTTGATAATGAAGATATATTAGGTGTTATTATTATAAATTTAATTGATAGTGGTACATCTACAGAATTTTATGATGTTCAAGATGTAAAATTAAAACAAGCGCCTACATCTGTTTCAGATGGTATTATGTATTTAAATAATTGGGACTTCAAACATGGTTATAAAAATTCAACAACAAATGATAGATATATAGCGATATGTATGATAAAAAAATAAAATAATGGCATTACCACAACCAGGAAATCCAATATCGGCAAATATGATAAACGTAGAAGCGTCTAGAGCAGGTAATACAGCTAACACTAAGTTGGCTGGAGCATCAACGCCAGCGGCAGGATCATTGGTTAAAATATATGCAACTGCTAGTCCTCCTGTAAATCAGGTTGCGCCACATAAATTTTCTGAGTTTTATGGAAGAAGTTTTCCTACAACTACATCATACTCATCTTCAGTGATGGGAGTGTTTAACCAGGCGTGTCCATTTAATGGATCAAACCCTGGATTATCGCAGACGTATTACCATAATGGTAGTGGCAGTCTACCGGCAGCAGGAGATAGATGCACTTCTGACGCAGCAGGAAATACAGTTTTACTGGCAGGTTATTATAATATAAATTCAGCGACTGGGTTAGGCAACAGATCGTATATAAAAATATCATCAAATCAAGGAATAGTGGACTCAGGTTACCCAGCATTATGTTAAAATAAAAAGATATGGCAATAAGAATATTAAGTGACGAAAATATAAGCGGTGAAGTTTTAATTGCAAGCGGTAAATATTTGTCATGGGGCACAGCTGGTGCAACCTCTATTGAAGGAAGCACGGTAAGTAATAAATTACAGTTTAGAACCAACTCTACAAATGCTGTAATTATAGATAGCTCTCAAAATGTAGGAATTGGAAATTTTACAAATCCAAGTGACGGTAATTTAGTAGTAAAAAAAGATGGTTTAAATACTGGAATTCCAAATTCTTTGACAAGTGCCAGTTTTAGCGAAAGTGGTGGGCAGTTAAAAGGGTTAACAATAGGCTACAGAACAGATGAAACAACTGCTGTTATTGCCGCAAGAACTGCAACAGGTGATATAGCTTTTATGGGTTATGATGGTGGATGGTTGGAAACTGCAAGATTTACAAACGACAATAAATTAGGAATAGGAACAAATGATCCTGATGGTAAAGTACATATTTTTAAAGGCAGTAATGGTGGAACCACATTAGGTACTGCATCAGATGAATTAGTTTTAGAAAACGACACGGATTGTGGTTTAACAATTCGAAGTGGTGCAGATAGCACGGGAGTAGTAAGTTTTGCATCGCCAACAGATCATAATGTTGGACAATTATATTATAACCATGATGACGATTCTATGGTTATAAGAACCAACGATGCCATAAGAACAATTATTGGTAGCTCAGGTATAATGTATATTATGGGTGCTACAGCAAGCACAAACAACTCATTACAGTTACAATATAATTCGACAGCAGGTTCTGCTGAAATATATTCTAAATCAACAGGTGGTAACACTACTTTTGAGTTTTACACAAGTAACTCAGGAACAACTACACAAAAATTTAATATAGGTAGTTCTGGTGATGTTAAGATAACAACCAATGGTAAGTTTTTACAAGGTGTAAGAAATACTGGAAGTGCGACTATTGATATGATAGGTTTTGGAGCAGGAACAGATAGATTACAAATAAAAGGAGGAACAAGTGGAGGTGCGGAATCTATAGCGTTTTTTGATACCGCAGGTCAAATGGCTACATTTTATAATTCCCGCTTTGGAATAGGAAATACTACTCCAAAATTTGCTCTCAACACGAATCTAGCCATGGAGGGTGCGTCTTTAGCCTACTTAGACGGGACATCTAATAATCAAACAACAACAAACAATATAGGTGTTACTCACAATGCTTCAGGTTTCGGAGGAACTAATGGCGTACAAGGAGGGTTGTTTTTAGCTAATAATAATAATGCTAATAACGCTCCTTCACCTATAATATTTTTTGGTGCTAGATCAGCATCTAATACATATAATCATGCTTATGCAGCTATATACGGTGTAAAAACTGGAGGTGGAGCAGATAGTAATTGGAATGTTGGGGAACTAACGTTTGCTACAGGTGACGGTACGGGCCCAAAAAGAAGAATGACAATTGATAAAGATGGAGACGTAGGAATCGGAACCGCACCGTCAGCGGTTTTACACATTTACAACCAATACGATGTTACAGCTGATACTGATAAATGTGGAATTAGAATGACAAGAGTTGCGGGAGGATCTCAAAGCTGGTTATGGTCTTTAGGTCAATCAGCTGTTAGTAATGATTATTTTGGCCTTAGAGACATTACGCATGGAGTATATAAAATGATGTTTAAAGAAGGAACTGGAACTCAAGTAATGTTTGGAAATCCTTCTAACAATGGAACTTTTGGTGCAAGTAATACTGTATTATCAATAAAAGGAAGCACATCAGGTGGAGAGGGTATTTTACAAATAACGGGACTCGGTAACAATGCAACCGATAATGTTGGGAGAATTGATTTTCATAGTCAAGCAGAAGCAGACCCAATGTGTTCTATTAGGTCAGTTAGAGGAAATGCAGATGATGTTGGAGATTTAGAGTTTCACACAAATTCAGGTGGTGGAGCTCCATCTACAAGGATGATAATTACTTCTGACGGTATAGTTGGAATAGGTGATTTAAACCCAACTTTAGCAACACGATTAGTTATTGCAGCGTCTTCAGGCTCAGGTAACGTATGTGACATCCGTACAGGAACAACCGCTAATACTAATGTAGGCGCAATAGTTTTCAGAAATTCTGCATCTGCTTATTGTGGTCAAATTACAGTAAATGGTGCGACAGGTGTAACTTCATACTTATCAGCTTCTGACTATAGATTAAAAGAAGATTTAAAAGATTTTAAAGGCTTAGATTTAGTTTCCAATATTAAAGTATATGATTATAAGTGGAAATCTGCTGATGAAAGAACTTATGGGGTAGTAGCTCACGAACTTCAAGAAGTGTTGCCTCAGGCTGTAAATGGAAATAAAGATGATGAACAAATGCAAAGTGTTGATTATTCTAAAATAGTTCCATTACTAGTTGCAGCAATACAAGAACTAAAAGCAGAAATAGAATTATTAAAAAATAAATAATTATCTTTGTAAAAATATTAAACTATGGCAAATTTTTATAAATGGACAATAAATCAAATGAACGCCCGTATAGAAGAAGATGGGAATCAAAACGTAATCTACACAGTACATTGGACGTATACCGCTCAAGACGACAAAGACTCGCAATACACCGCTAGTCAAATAGGAACTTACTCTTTACAGTACGATCCATCAACACCTTTTGTTCCTTACGCAGATGACGAAGGATTTGAGAATGTTGTTATTAGCTGGTTAAAAGCAGGCCTGTCTGTAAGTGATATGGAAGCAAGTTTATCTAAGCAAATAGATTTAGAGAAGCATCCTATTGATGAGGATTTATACTTTACATGGGATAACCCAGTCCCTCCAGCACCGCCTGAAGAAGAATAATATATTTACTATATTTACATAAATAAAATTAACATTAAAAATAAATTAAAATGAGTGAAATTAAATTAACTGAAGACGAATTAAAAAAAATTCAAGAACTAAACCAAGACTTTACTAAAGCTAAACTAGAGATTGCTGATAATGTATTAAGACAGCAAATGAATCTAAAAGCTTTAGAAGACTTAAGAGGTGCGTTTGGTATTGAAGAGAAAAAATTAGCGGAGAAATATGGACAAGATGCTGTTATTGATTTAGCAACAGGTATTGTCACTAAAAAACCGCAAGCAGTAGAAGCGGAACCTATAAAATAAAACAATGGCTAGAATAAGTAATACCACAGCGTACTCAAGTATAATTCCTACACTGCCGGATTACTTTGTGCTAACTGATGCAGAAAACAATTTAAACACTAAAACTTGTACGTTAGAAAACTTACAAACTTTATTTGGTTTAAACACTACGTCCGTTACAATATCTGTTCCAGAAACGTATTTAAAAGTAATTGCAGCACAACCATACACATTGCTAGCTCCTCCTGGAGACGGTTATGTGTATGATGTTAGCCAGATTGTAAGTTTAATCATTCCAGGGTCAACTCCTTATAATTTTGTAAACACTTTAAATATAACGCAAGGCGCTATTCAAGAGCCGTTGCCACTACTTTTATTAAATGCTGCAAGTAAAAAAGTATATAAAAATGATCCTTCACCTGCTGAGTTTATTACAGAAAACGCAGGAATAACTTTAGGTGGGTTGGCTAGTCCAAGCGAAGGAAATGGAACTTTATATATAAATATTACATACAGAAAGCTAAAATTAGATTCTACATTTTAATTAAATGGACATTAGAAAGATTTCAATAGGAGCAGACTATAAGTCTGGAGCTATGCACTATATAACAGGGCAAGATGTACTTGGGGGATCTTATGTAATTCATTTAATACAACACGACGCATCTTCAAAATCATATAAAATCTGGATAGAAAAAAATCAAGAAATTCTTATATGGAAAGAGTTTAAAACTACAATGCCTATCTCTTTAGAATATAATATAAACTTTTAATGCAATCACCATTCTCATTTATCGTACGTCCTGTAAATGGTACTAGGTATGATAACGTAAAGAAAATAGGCGACTTAGATTTTTTAATTAGCGTATCTAAAGAAGATCACAAAACAGCTAATCGCTATGCGCAGGTGGTGTCAACTCCAATAAATTATTCAGGAGATGTTAATACAGGAGATATACTTTTAGTACATCATAATGTTTTTAAATATTACAATGACATGTATGGGCGTGAGAAAAGTGGTAAAAGCTTTTTCAAAGATGATTTATTCTTTATTGACTTTGATCAATTTTTTTTGTATTATAATAAAGAAGAGTGGAAAAGCCATTCTAAATATTGTTTTATAAAACCTATTCCGCCAAAAAAATCTTTTTTAGGAAAGACTGGTAAAGAAGAACCTTTAATGGGTATTGTAAAATATAATAACAAAGAGTTAAAAAACTTAGGTGTAAGGGTGGGAGACGAAGTGTCTTTTACTCCAGAGTCAGAGTATGAGTTTTATGTAGAAGATGAAAAGCTATATAGAATGTTTACAGATAACATAACTATGATTATGTAATGAATACAAAAGAAATTAAAGAACAAATCATAAAGGCCGGTGAAAAGGCTGTTATACAACTAATCAAAGTAGCAAAAGAAGATATTATTAAATATGATAAGGATGATGAGCTGGCGGCGGATAGATTAAAGAATGCGGCAGCTACAAAAAAACTAGCCATCTTTGATGCTTTTGAAATCTTAAAACGTATAGAAGACGAAAAGCAATTACTAGAGGGTATAGATGTAACTAAAAATAACACACCTAAAGGATTTGCTGAATCAAGATCTAAATAACTTATATACTACACTAACTAGAGTAGTTCCAAAAAATGTTTTATCTACAAAAAATAAAGCAAGAACTTGGGTTTATGGTTATAACGAAAAATATAATTTTGTTGTTATATCTAAATCAGGTCAAATAGGTGATGTTATAGAAATAAATGGCCTGCATATTGCGCTACCAAAACCTCCTACAAAAGTATACTCAAGGTCAAAAAAGAAAGAAGATCAATATTGGGAAGCGTCTGAAATAAGTAAAGAACTAAAAAGAATACAGTCAATATTTCAGTGGCATGAAGCGCCAATACAATTCAAAAACAAATGGGTGGATTATATCGAGCAAGAGTTTGATAAAAGAGAAGAGGGTTTTTGGTTTATGAATAACGGGGTTCCTACTTACATTACAGGAACACATTACATGTATTTACAATGGACAAAGATTGACGTTGGCCATCCAGACTTTAGAGAGGCAAATCGTTTGTTTTATATATTTTGGGAGGCATGCAAAGCTGATAAAAGAAGTTTTGGTATGTGTTACTTAAAAATAAGACGTTCAGGATTTTCATTTATGAGCTCGTGTGAGGGCGTGAATACGGCTACAATCACTAAAGATTCTAGAATAGGTATACTATCAAAAACTGGTGCGGATGCAAAGAAGATGTTTACTGACAAGATAGTACCTATATCAAACAACTATCCTTTCTTTTTTAAGCCTATACAAGATGGTATGGATAAGCCTAAAACAGAATTGGCTTATAGAGTTCCAGCTTCTAAGATTACTAAAAAGAATATGTATACAGTAAGTGAAGAGGAGCTTGAGGGATTAGATACAACAATTGACTGGAAGAACACATCTGATAACAGTTATGATGGTGAAAAATTACAACTATTAATACATGATGAAAGCGGTAAATGGGAGAGGCCAGAAAATATATTAAATAACTGGCGTGTTACTAAAACATGTTTAAGATTGGGTAGTAAAGTTATAGGTAAGTGTATGATGGGATCTACATCAAATGCGTTAGATAAAGGTGGTAGAAATTTTAAAGATTTATTTGAGTCATCTGATTGCAGAAACAGAAACTCTAACGGACAAACAAAAAGCGGTTTATATAATCTGTTTATTCCTATGGAGTGGAATATGGAAGGGTTTATTGACATGTATGGCATGCCTGTATTCAAAAATCCTGACAAGCCTGTTAAAGGAATAGACAAAGAACCTATTAAACAAGGTGCTGTAGACTACTGGAGCAATGAGGTTGAATCATTAACTTCTGATCCTGATGCTTTAAATGAATTTTATAGACAGTTTCCAAGAACAGAATCACATGCCTTTAGAGATGAAAGCAAACAGTCGTTGTTTAATTTAACTAAAATATACCAACAAATAGATTATAATGACTCTATAAACATGGGGCATTTTATGACACAAGGATCTTTTCATTGGAAAGATGGTATAAAAGATTCTAAGGTAATCTGGAGCCCAAATAAAAGAGGTAGATTTTTTGTAACTTACATCCCTAAAGCTTCTCTTCAAAACAATGTGATTACGAAGGGTGGAAAGATGTATCCAGGGAATGAACATATTGGATCGTTTGGCTGTGACTCTTATGATATTTCAGGAGTTGTAGTAGGTAAAGGTTCTAACGGAGCTTTACATGGGCAGACAAAATTTAATATGGATGATGCGCCTAGTAATGAATTCTTTTTAGAATATATTGCCAGACCTCAAACCGCTGAGATATTTTTTGAAGAAGTTTTAATGGCGTGTATATTTTATGGCATGCCAATATTATGTGAAAATAATAAACCTCGTTTATTGTATCATTTTAAAAATAGAGGATACCGAGGCTTTTGTTTAAATAGACCGGATAAAACTTATAATAAGTTATCTAAGACTGAAAGAGAATTAGGAGGTATTCCAAATTCATCTGAAGATGTTAAGCAATCTCACGCCTCAGCGATTGAGTCGTATATTGAGAAATATGTAGGATTAGATTTTGAAGGAGATTATAGAGAAAAAGACGATATAGGTAGTATGTATTTTCAAAGAACACTAGAAGACTGGGCTAAATTTGACATAACAAACAGAACAAAGTTTGATGCTGCAATTAGTTCTGGTTTAGCAATTATGGCAAATCAAAAACACTTGTATACACCCGTTCAAAAACAATCAAAAATAAGCATTAACTTTGCAAGATATAACAACAAGAACTCAGTAAGTCAATTACTTAATAAATGAAAGAAGTAACAATAGATATACAGGCTGCTGCATTTCCAGATCAATTTGTTTCTGACGCTACAAAAGACACTGTAGAGTATGGATTACAAATAGGTCAAGCAATACAATACGAATGGTTTAGAAGAGACAGCGGCTCATGTAGATTTTATAGTCAATGGAGCGAGTTCATGCGATTACGTTTGTATGCTAGAGGAGAGCAATCCGTAGCAAAATACAAAAATGAATTAGCAATAGATGGCGACTTAAGTTATCTCAATTTAGATTGGTCACCCGTACCTATAATCCCAAAGTTTGTCGACATCGTGGTAAACGGAATGTCAGACAGACTTTTTAAAGTTAAGGCCTACGCTGAGGACGCATTGTCTGCTGAGAAAAGAAATGAGTTTCAAGAAATGGTAGAAGGTGAAGTATTAGCAAAACCTTTATTTGAACAACTACAAGCAGATTTTAATGTTAATGCATTTACATTGAATCCAGATGAACTACCAGAAAGTGATGATGAAATGGAGTTGTTCATGCAAATGAAATACAAGCCTGCTATTGAAATAGCACAAGAAACGGCTATTGATACGTTAATGGCTGAAAACCATTATAATGATATTAGAAGTAGAGTTGATTACGATTTAACAACAATAGGTATTGGAATTACTAAACATGAATTTTTACCTGGCTCTGGTGTGAAACTAGATTATGTAGATCCAGCTAATGTTGTTTATAGTTATACGGAAGATCCGTATTTTAAAGATTGCTTTTATTGGGGTGAAATAAAAACAGTTCCAATGACAGAACTAATTAAAATTGATCCAGATCTGACAAATGACGATTTAAACCAGATTGCTAAGTACAGTCAATCATGGTATAATTATTTTAATACTGCGCAGTTTTACGAGAACAGCATGTTCTATAGAGATACTGCAACATTAATGTATTTTAATTATAAAACAACACATTCATTTGTCTACAAAAGAAAAAAATTAGCAGACGGATCATACAAGACGGTTGAAAAAGACGATCAGTTTAATCCTCCTCAGGAAATGATGGAAGAAGGAAAGTTTGAAAAGGTAACTAAAAGAATTGACGTATGGTATGATGGTGTTATGGTTATGGGAACTAATATTGTTCTGCAATGGAAATTATCTGAAAACATGGTAAGACCTAAATCCTCTAACCAATTTGCTATGCCTAATTATGTTGCATCAGCACCTAGAATGTACAAAGGATCTTTAGAGTCTTTAGTTAGAAGAATGATTCCGTTTGCAGATTTAATACAAATGACACATCTTAAAATCCAACAAGTGGTATCAAGAGTTGTGCCAGACGGTGTATTCATTGACGCTGATGGTTTGAACGAAGTTGATTTAGGAACAGGAAACGCATATAATCCTGAAGATGCATTGCGTTTATATTTCCAAACCGGTAGTGTAGTTGGCAGAAGTTATACTCAAGATGGTGAGTTTAATAACGCTAGAGTGCCAATACAACAATTAACGTCTAATAGCGGTGCTAGTAAAATGCAAATGCTTATTGCTAACTATAATCATTATTTAGATATGATTAGAGCAGTAACTGGATTAAATGAAGCCAGAGACGGATCAACACCAGATCCTAACTCTTTAGTCGGTGTTCAAAAATTAGCAGCTTTAAATTCTAATACAGCAACTAGGCATGTACTTCAAGGCAGTTTATATATAACAAGAACAATAGCAGAATGTTTAGCTATTAGAACAGCAGACATATTAGAGTATGCAGATTTTAAAGATGAGTTTGCTATGCAAATAGGAAAGTATAATTTAAAAATATTAGAAGATATAAAAGATTTATACTTGTACGACTTTGGTATATTTATAGAAATGGCTCCTGATGAAGAACAAAAAGCTATGCTTGAGCAAAATATTCAAATGGCATTATCACAAAAAGATATTAGCCTAGAAGACGCTATAGATATTAGGGAGTTGAATAATCTTAAAATGGCCAATCAGCTTTTAAAATTAAAACGTAAAAAAAGACAGGAAGCTGAACAACAACAGAAACAGCAAGAGCAACAGATGCAAGCTCAAATGCAAATGCAAGCACAGCAAGCTAAATCTCAAGGTGAGATGCAGAAAATACAAATGGAGTCTCAAGCTAAAATACAATACCGACAAGCTGACGTTGCTTTTGAAATTGAGAAGCTTAAAAACGAAGCTCAACTTAAAAGAGAGTTGATGCAAACGGAGTTTGAGTTTCAAATGCAGTTAAAAGGCATGGAGCAACAAAACTTACAAGCTAGAGAATCTGAAAGAGAAAAATCAAAAGATAAAAGGATAAGTCAACAATCTACACAAACATCTAAAATGATTGAGCAGAAAAAAAGAGACTTGCCTGCAATAAATTTTGAATCAAACGAAGATAGTTTAGATGGTTTTGATCTAGCGGAGTTTGAGCCGAGATAGGCTAAAAAAATAATATAAATATTGTTTAACTTTGTATAAAATTTAATTAAATGGAAATAAAAGTCAAAGACCTAGGATTGGTCGAAGAAAAATCCAAAGCTGAAATAGAAGAGCAACTTCTAAAAAAGCATGAAGAAAAGTTTGAAGAAACACCACAACAAGAACAAGTTGTGGAAAAAGTTAACACTAACGAACCTGTTCAGGAAGAAAAAACTGAACCTGTAGAAGATAAAACTCCGTCATTAGAGTTAAATGATGACAACGTTCTTTCTTATATTAAAGATAGATATAACAAAGATATAAATTCAGTTGACGAACTGTTTGCGGAAAAAGAGGCAAACGAACCATTACCTGAAGATGTATCTGCGTATTTAAAGTACAAAAAAGAAACCGGTAGAAACATACAGGATTTTTACAATTTGCAAAAAGACTATGATTCTATGGATGACAATTCTGTACTTGCTAACTATTACTCTAACACGGAAGAAGGGTTAGATGCAATAGATATTCAAGATATTATTGAAGATAAGTTTGATTTCGATGAAGAAATTGACGATCCGAAAGATATTAAGAAAATTAAGTTAGCGAAAAAACGAGAACTTGCGAAAGCGAAAAAGTTTTTGAATGAACAAAAAGATAAATATAAAGTTCCTCTTGAGTCAAGTGGGGATGGATTATCTGCTGATCAAAAAGAAAATTTAAATGCTTATAAGAGTTATCTTGATGAATCTAAAACTGTTAAGGAGCAAAACAAAAAGAGGTATGATTATTTCTTAAATAAAACCAACGAGGTTTTTAACAATGAATTCAAAGGTTTTGATTTCAAAGTTGGTGAAAATAATTTTACTTACAAGCCGGGTACTGCTGATGAGGTTAAAAATGTTCAAAAAGACATTGGTAATTTTATTAATAAGTATACGGATGAAAAAGGTTTAATGTCAGATGCTAAAGGTTATCATAAAGCTTTATCAGTTGCAATGAACCCTGAAAAGTTTGCTCAGTTTTTTTACGAACAAGGTGTTTCAAGCGCCGTAGATAATGTTACTAGAAAATCTAAAAACATTAATATGGACATGAGACAGGCTCCACAAGCCGTTTCAAAAGACGGTATGAAAATAAGGCCCGTAGGAAAAGTTGATAGTGGAAGAGGACTCAGAATTAGAAGTATTAAAAAAAGTTAAACTAAAAAATTAAAAAAAAATGGCAGTAAATTTAACCCCAGGTTTTGACTTACAACCAAGTGCACAACAAGTGCCTGTAAGTACAAACTACATCAATAATTTTGATTTCTTAAATCAGTATCTACCTGATACTTATGAAAAAGAATTTGAAAGATATGGTAACAGAACAATTGCATCTTTCCTTAGAATGGTTGGTGCAGAAATGCCTTCTAACTCTGACCTTATTAAATGGGCAGAGCAAGGAAGACTACACATTAAGTACACAGGATGTACTTCAGGTCAAGCGGCAGCGCAACCTGAAGGAACATGGACTATTCCTAACGCTAACTTTAATCCAGCGCTAGGATCACAAAACACATCAGCTTTAAGAGTTGGACAAACAGTTATGATCAGTGACAAAACTCCTGGTTCTAACTTATCTAACAAAGGTATTGTAAAAACAGCTTCAACAGCTGGTGCAGCAGCACAAACAGTAGAGATAGCTTACTATGAAGCTGGCGGTCAAGCAGTGGCAGCTGGTGTAGAATGTGATATATTTATATATGGATCAGAATTCAATAAAGGAACAAACGGAATGGTTGGTTCTAACGAATCTGATGACTTAATTTTCGACAACAAGCCAATTATTATCAAAGACAAATATTCTGTTTCTGGTTCTGATATGGCTCAAATCGGATGGATTGAAGTTTCAGGTGAAGACGGCGTAAGCGGATACTTATGGTATTTAAAGTCTGAGCATGACACTAGATTAAGATTCGAGGACTATTTAGAAACAGCAATGCTAGAAGCAGTTCCTGCTGATGCTGGATCTGGTGCTGGTGACCTTTTACAAGGAACTAATGCTGGAGCGTCTTTAGCAAACCTTAACGGTTCTGACGGTGTATTCTATGTAGTAGGAAACAGAGGAAACGTATGGGGTGGAGGAAATCCACAAACACTTTCTCAGTTTGATAGCATTATCCAAAGACTAGATAAGCAAGGTTCAATTGAAGAAAACGTAATTTTCGTAAACAGAGAATTCTCTTTTGATATTGACGATATGCTTGCTGCTCAAAACTCTTACGGAGCGGGTGGTACATCTTATGGTCTTTTCGACAATGATAAAGACATGGCTTTAAATCTTGGATTTACAGGATTTAGAAGAGGTTATGACTTTTATAAGTCTGACTGGAAATACCTTAACGATCCTACAATGAGAGGTGACGTTGTTGGTGGAGCAATCAATGGTCTATTAGTACCAGCTGGTTCAACTACTGTATACGATCAAATCTTAGGTAAGAATGCTAAGAGACCTTTCTTACATGTTAGATATAGAGCTTCAGAAACTGAAGACAGAAGATACAAAACTTGGATTACTGGTTCAGCTGGTGGAGCAAGAACTTCTGACTTGGATGCAATGGAAGTAAACTTCCTGTCTGAAAGAGCTGTATGTACTTTAGGTGCAAACAACTTCTTCTTATTCCAAGACTAAATTGTTACATAAATTTTACCCTCGTTGTTAAGACGGGGGTAATATTTATTATTATTAAATCAAATTAAATTATATTATAATGAAAAACACTACACCCCTTAAAACTAAAGCGTATAGACTTAAAAGATCTGAAAGACCTTTGTCTTATATGCTATCCTCAAGACATTCAAACAGATCACCTTTATTATACTTTGACGAAGATCAAGGTGTAAACAGGCCTTTAAGATATGCAAGAAACCAAAAAACTCCATTTGAAGACGAGCAAGATGGTAATGCTATTTTAGAGCCTATTGTATTTGAAGACGGTATGTTGGTTGTACAAAGAGAAAATCAAGTATTACAACAATTCTTACACTATCATCCAGGCAATGGAATGGTATTTGAAGAAGTAGACAACGCAAAAGATGCGTCAGAAGAATTAGCTTCAGTAGAGTTAACTATAGACGCACAAGTTTTGGCTAAAAATTTATCAACAGAAAAATTACTTTCTGTAAGTAGAATTTTAATGGGAGCATCGGTCAACTCCATGACTATACCGGAATTAAAAAGAGATATTTTAGTGTATGCTAAAAATAATCCTGAAGAATTAATTGACATTGTAAACGATCCGTTATTAGAATTACAAAACGAAGTTCATTTGTTTATTGATAATAACTGGTTGTCGTTTAGAAATAACAGAAGAGATGTTTATTATAACCTGCCTGGCAACAAAAAGAAAATGATGAGTGTTCCTTTTAATGAGGATCCTTACAATTCCATAAGCGCCTACTTACAAAGTGACGATGGTTTAGAGGCTTATAAGTACCTCAAGAAGCGCTTAAAAAAAGATAAATAGAAAGCGTATCTTTGTGCTTTATTAACCCATTAACATTATTACCTATGGAAAAATTTATTAAACTACTTATATCAGGCACTGGACAAGATGCTGGATATAAACTAATCCCCGTGAACGGAATCGTGGAGATTAAACAAGAAAGTACAACAAAAGTTAACATTTTCTACAATAGTATTTCTTCTGCACAAGCAGGATATGCTATTGCTAATGACGGTTCGGCTACAGTGCCAGCTGAAACTAATGTAGTGCAGTCTTTACAAATTACTCATGATGCAATTGTGGCTAATTCTCATTTATGGAAAGATTTCTTAAATGATGCGGTAGAAACATCGCTTCAGCTTTCATGGCAACAACCAGTTTACACTCCAGGAGGATACCCTAAGAGTGCTGCATCTGGTACCCCACCTTCTAAAATCACTGCGATTGTGACAGGTGTAAAAGCTGCTTCATTACAAACATAAGTTTTTTTACTTATTAAAAATCAGAGGTTACAAAAAAAGTGACCTCTTTTTTTTTGACTATATTTGTAAAAAGAATTTAACATGATAAACTCTGTTAGAAATACCGTGCTTGCTATAGCTAATAAAAATAATTACGGATATATATCTCCGCAAGATTTTAATTTATATGCGCAACAAGCGCAAATGGATTTGTTTGAAGATTATTTTTATCAATACAATGCTTGGACTAATAAAGAAAACCAAAGGCTTTCAGGATCAGGATATGCTGATATTGTAAAAGGATTGGTTGAGGTAATTGATAGTTTTTCAGTTACTAGAAGTTTAGCTCAACAAGGAGCTAATTTATTTAATTTACCTAGCGATTATTATTTAATTAATAAGGTAAACTATTTTCCAACTCAAATAACATCAGGAACAAGCACTGCGGCAGGCGTAAACACATTAACTGATACAGCAGCTACATTTGTGTCTAGTGGAGTGAAGGTAGGACAACAAGTAGTAAACACTACAGCTTCATCAAGCTACTCAGGATTTAGTGCGTTTGTTATAAGTGTTGATAGTGAAACTCAACTTACATTATCA